ATCCTAATCCACCGTTAGAATCTTCAGTTAATTGAAGTTCTTTAGAAGCTCCTGAACCTGAAGCAGCAGCAGTTACAAATGCATTAGCATCATTGTTAATTAATGTTACAAAATCATCAGCAAGTACGTCTCCCGCTTTAGCAGAAGATCCCGCAACAACTGTGTAAATTCTAATGTCCCCTGTGTCCAATCTCTTGATTTTAAGTTTAGACCACTTGTTAGCTGGCAAGCTACCTCCGCTACCATCCCAATCAGTATAACTAACTTGAGCTGTTAAAGCCGCATCAGCAACCTGGTCAGAAAAAGAACCTGCTACAATGTCATAGCAGTCTACAGTAAAAGTTTGATTTGCACCGATAATGGTAAGCACACCTGCCGCTAGTGTTAGGTTGTTAGCTGCAGTAGATGAAATCGATTCAAAAACTACAACATCTAAATTTCCTGTTTTTTTAGCCATTTTTTTAATTTTTAAGTTAATAATTTGTTTAATAATATTGAATTCAATTTTGCAAAGATAAGTATTTTTTACTAATCAACCATTCTTTTTAAAATTAAATTATAATTTTTATCTCTTATGTACCTATACTTCACTTTCTTATCTCTTCCTTCTTTTATTTTGTAGGGCTCATGATGTGCATATGACTGAGCACATATGTAAGCGTATACTACAGCGTCTATAACGTCATCATAATAATATTTAGCATTCTCTACTTTAAAACTCTCTATACCTGTCTTAGTTCTCTTTCTGACAAATGTTTTTAGTTGTATCCAAAAGTCTTCACAATATACATTTTCTCCATACGACTCTAATAGTTCGCTTAACTTATGGATAATATACTTAGCTGTATTAGCCCTTTTACTTATACCCATTTTACTACCTCCTTGAGTTCTTAAATGAGGAGCAATCATTCTTCCTGGGACTAACGACCTAAAGTAATTCTTGTTCTCTACATAATCTATATAACCTGAACCTACATTATATTCAAGTAAGTTGTATTGGTATTGTTCGTCATAATACAATCCTAATAGCAATGTTTGAAGATAACAATATCTATAGTCTTCAACTCTAAAATTAACATGCGCACTAACCGTCTGATGATGTGCATCCCATATTGCCGAAGCCATTTTAGAATGTCCTGATTCAGAGAATATTGGATCTGTCCCTTGATAGTACCTATACCTCCATCCTTGTTCAGGATGTTCAAAAATAGTTACTGTAGTTCTCGGATCTATATCTTCTGTAGGAATAAATTTAGCCCCTTTGATATGGTAAGGAACATCACTACCTTCATGAAAAGGTCTTGATTCATCATATATAGGCTCAAAGAATCCGTATTGAGGTTTTTGTGATACATGAAGTGAATAAATACTATCTAACCTTTCGTTAATTCTTTCTATAGGTACAATAGTATCAGATGATATTAAGAACATATCATCCATTGTTAATGGATACGCTTGATGAAACTGTATACGTGAACGTTCAGAATCTATACCCTGCTGTTTGTAGTAGTATCTTTTTTCTGTATCATAAAAATCTTTATCTACACCTGGCTTAGAATAAGCGTCAAAAAATAATGGAACGATACCATATTTAAAATTTCTCTCTTTCCATTCTGCTAATGCTGTTTTAAATTCTCTTTCAAAAGCTAACCCTCCACCTTCCATTTCACCTCCTGTTCCCCAACATATTAATTGTCTTTTCATCTCCATTTCATTAGTTTCGGGGTTTACCCAAAATAATGCAGGCCTACCTTCATTCATCATTTCTGTAAGGATAGGAATTAATCCAATCTCATCAATCATTACTAAGTTAGGAGCTCCCCCATTAATTGCTGTAACCCTTGGAGTATCAACCATTAATTTTGAATCTACACCTCCTATATCTCCCTTCCCTGGCTTATAAAATAATCTTAATAAATTGTCTCTGTCATTGTTTACCGTAGGTCTTAACCAGTCAGGTAGATTGTAGAATGCAAACTTAATCTTATCTTCAAATATTTCCTCACCCTTCTTTAGAGTTTCTGTTATAAATTTAGTAAAATATGATTTATGAAAAACTGTTCGTTTAATTGCTAACCCTCCAATTGTAGATGTAAATCCAATCTGTCTCGGTTTTCCTAACATTAAGTTATAACCACAATCAAACAAGAAGCATACAACGGCTTGACATTGCCATGCTTTATAATCTTTGTATCCCGTATCTGAATCACCCTCTTTTAGAGATAAATATTTATTAAGAAAATAAAGCGAGTTATCTGTACATCTTTGCTTTTCTCTTCTTGCAAACTCTATTTGGTCATCATATGATTTGTAATCTGATAACCCTTCATTCTGAGCAGCCCACATCTTTGATTGTTGTAGATAAAGATTAAAAGGTTTATAATTTACTCTTAAAGCAAATGAAGTATTAATTGAATCTATCCATTTTACAAAATCAGCAGAGGGATCTAATAGTCTTTTTATTGAGGGTTTCCATTCCGATACGTGTACTTCTTTTTTACCCTCGTATATTACGTTATCATCTTCATCTATGATATCTACAACTGTGTCTACTCCTTGTTCTATTTTAGTCTTTACCTCGTAATCTCTCTCATACCTCTTCCTCTTCCTTTCTAACTTGTGTTTAACAGGAATAGAAGTATCTTTTATATAGTTATTTTTTTTTAGAAGTATTTCTCTCTCTACCCCTATAGCAATACCCTTCATGTATAATCCATACAAGAACTCTAGCCTTCTCTCTAATATATTTATTTTTTTATTTGGCATTATCCCATACGAGACCAAGCAGAATAAGCTTTTCTACTTGAACCTTTTTTCCTAGAAGCTTCTCTTTTCCCTCTATTAGTACTTGCTTTTGAGCAAGTTAAATTTGATATTGCATTATTGTTAGGGTTACCATCTTTATGATGAACCTCATAACCTTTTTTACATTTTTTCTTTCTTGCAGCTTTATTACGATTAGATCTTTCTTTTCTTGATTTAGCTGAAGATTGATGGTCTCTGTATTCTGCCTTGTAATTTCTTTTAGCCATTATTCAAAACTCCATAATGGATTTGAACCGCTATGCTCTATTGGACCTGTTTGCCGTTTTATTGGACCTCTACCAGTTCTTATTCCTATTTGCGCTGCATCATAAGATTTGTCTTTCTGAGCTTTTCTTTCTGCTTCTGCTGCTGCTGCTTCAGCTTTAGCATCTTGCCTAATCCACTTTCCTTTTTCTATAGCATCAAACTTAGATTTTAGAACCTCCATCATCTCAGTGTCTCCTTTTATTTTAGCTCTAGCATACCTCCTATTAAGACGTGTGTTTGGTACACCAGCTTTAGTCATCATAGCGTGAGCTTTTGTGTTAAGAGCTTTTCTGTTTTTGGCGAATTTAGATATAGCTTGTATACCTTTATAAATCCCATACCCTGCTGCTCCAATAGCCGCAGCACCTAATATACCTCCTGCAACTTGACCTGCTATACCAACTCTATTTCTTCGGTATCGCCCTATACCTCCCCTTCCTAAATGTCCTGATGTGTAACTATACTCTTGCATAATTTATATTTTTCTTCCTGTCGGATAATTAATTTTTCCTTTAATTTTTTTATTAGATCCTTTTTTAGGCTTAGGAATCATATCGTGTGTACTTGGTGTTTTCTCCCCTCCATGACTGCCTGTCCCTGGTTGGTCGGCTTTAGCTGATGTCGCAGTCATCATCCCAAGTACTCCTGAAGTTTTTCCCCCCAAAAAACCTAATACTTTTTTAAAAGCTGTTTTTCCACTCTGTTTCAAAAATGTATTTTTGCCGCTTTTAATAATCCCTTTTTTCATAAAGTTCTTTTTAATGTTTTTTCTCGCATCAGCAAATGATTTTTCTGCTAAATCGTTCATTACTCTCCGACCTCGACTTTTTTTAACTGCCTTATTCAAGTTTTCTTCTTGTCCTTTTATTATACCATCATATTTAGTTGAAATGTATTTTGTCTCGTTTACTGTAGGACTGGGATTATGGGCATACACTTCTCTTCTTCTAATCGGTTTGTTCCAACTCCATTGCTCTTTCATAACTATTTTGTAGCTTTTTTAGCTGCCGCCCCTCCAAGAGCTGATGCTGCCCCTCCAATCAAAGCTGGGAGTGCTGCTGCGATAAGTGGCGCTGGGTTATGAATATATTTCTTTTCTCCAGATGCGCTAGTATAATCTCCTTTTCCTTTACCAGAAATTGTTGGAGTGATAGAAGGTTCTGTTGTTGCTCCCGCTTTAGGAGTTCCTGCTGGCGTGTTAAGCCATGTGAAATTTTCTTTTGCCATTGTTTTTTTTTAAAAGTTAGTATTCGTGTCTAAGAAGTGAGGATTGTTTTTATAGTTTAACGTCACTTCATTATTTTTATTTATATTTGTCGTGCTTACAGCTCTATATGTATTTCCTTTTTGTACGAGTTTTGCATTAGAAGAGTTTTGATGATTTAACCTTTCTCCTAGTGGTGTCATATCATAATCGTTTCTATGCTCCATTTTCTTTTTATTAACCCTAATATTAGCAACTGACCCTAAATCTTCACCTTTAGCTATATCTTTATCAGCAAAAACTCCCTTACCCTCTATGCTTGATTTAGCAATGTAGATTGCATTTACAGGATCGCTATTCCAATTCCATTGCTCCATTTTAATTGCCTTTATCTTGGTTAATATCTATATTACGTTGTCTTTTTCTGTAATTTCTCATTACAAGCGTATCTTCTTTTTTAGGTTTAACACCTGTAGCGTCTTTTCTTAATACCTGTTCTGCCCTCGCAGCTTTTTTTCTCGATGAGGTTCTTAACATATTAGCCCTCACTCCTGAAAACAAACCTCCAAATGTTTCTAACTCTACAGCTTTTGTTAATTGCTTAGCGCTTTTATTCATAAGTTTATCAGCTTTTTTATGTCTTCGGTAAATGTGTTTCATAATATTTTTTTTTGCAAAGATATATAAATTTTTTAATTACCAATGCCCTTGTGGGCATTTTTGATTATGTATTAATGTTTTTAGTTTTAAAAAGCACCCACAATCTTTACACATTGAGAATAGTTTTCTATACTGTCCACATCTATTTAGTTTGCAGATTGTCATTCTTCTTTCTGCAATTACTTTCATATTAGGTTTTACACCTTCCTGTTTTTCTTTCTTACAGTTACATCCCATTATTTTATATTATATTATATTCCGTTTTAAATTTATTAAAATCTCCTTCGGTCATTGCTACAGGTTTACCTCCGCCTTTAAAATGAACTTTAATTTTAGCTTGGTATTTTTTATAGTGCAAAGATATAAAAAAACGCTAACATAATGAATAAATTAAAAAAAAAATATTATCTTTGCATCGTTTTCCTACCTTTTTTCTCTCAGTCAGCGCTATGCTGGCGGATTAAGACCCCAAATCAGGGGTCTTTTTCTTTTTATTTTAATTTTTCTTTTTACCAATGTATAAGAGCTAAAGCGTTAAGATACTAAGGTACTAAGGTGCTAAGGCTCTAAGAAACCTTCTATACGTATATATACCTTAGGGTATAAGGTACTAAGGTCTTAGTTAAGTAAACATTTAATTAGATTCTTAGACACTAAGGTTCTAAGATGCTAAGATGCTAAGATGCTTAGAAAAAAAAGAGCTTATAATTCTAAACATTTAGTTAGATTCTTAGGTTATTAGCATATAATTAGCTATCTTTGTATCGTAAACATTAAATAAGAATGCTTAGGAATTATAAGAAAGATAATTGTAAGAAATGTAATAAGAATACTTGGATATATAACAAGTCTAAGGGTCTTTGCAGGTATTGTAATGCTAAGAGGTTACATTCTAAGAAGTCTAAGAAGCGTAAACAAGACAATGATTGGTATGAGAGTACTTTCAACCAATCTACCAAAGTATGTGAAGAATGTGGTATTAGCTTGCAAGGATACTCCAAAGCATATGTATCTCACATCTTAAGCAAAGGAGCATTCCCTGAATTCAGATATGAGAAAGATAACATAAACATATTATGCTTCGATTGTCATCAGAGGTGGGAATTCAAAGATAAAGAGAATATGACTATTTACCCAAAAAACAAAAGAATGATTGAATTATTAAAATACAGACATCAAAAGACAAGTAAATTTCAATTCTAAGGTACTAAAGAAGCGTTCTAAGCAACTTTCCATACTTTTTAATACCAATACCCCACAAAGCATATAAAAGCTCTAAAATGAAAGGAAATACAAAATCAGGTAAAATAATGATTAATCCCCTATAGAGAAAACAAAAACACCCCCACCCCCATAAACATAAAACACCCCCACCTCTAAGCCCTATGGTTTGAAAGGTTTTGGCTTTAAGGATTCTTTGGATTCTTGGATTCTTTGGCTGTGGCTTTAAGGATTCTTTGGCTGTGGGTATGTGCCCCACCGGGGCACCCCCAGGATCACTCATTTTGGAAACTGATGTTTTAATCATTTCGTTCAGGGGGGGGGTATTGAAAAAGGTTCCTTTGTTTGTGGAAAAAATTGTTAATAACTGCCAACCGCTTTTTTGCTTAAAGTTTAGGTAAATTCGTATATTGTAAAGTATTTCGCAAGAGATATAATTTCGTTCTTTGAATTATTGTGTCGTTCTGCTTAATCTTGAGAGAGAGAGTGTGTGTGTGTGGGGGAGTAATACCCCAACTCAAACAATTCTCATATTTTATAAATTATTAAAACAAATAAAAGTTATGAAAACACGGATTAAAACAGACAAGCAAACAACCGAGAGAACTAACAAAGAGGGAGTAAAACTAACTACTATTGTAGATGTTAAGCAGCCCCCTTTAATAGTTGAATTACTAATTAGAGCACCAATTACTAACAAAGTAGTGGGCAGAGTTGAATTGCCATTAAGTAGAGTATCGGGAACAAGAGTAAAGGCAAAACTTGATGAAAATGATAAGTTATGCTACTATGGAGAT